CCAAAGGCAGCAACCCGTGATCCCGCTTTATCAGAGGCTTTGGCAACCCTCCCGATCCGGTCTTCAGTGGTTTTCATCGACTTTACGAGCTGGGAAACATCAGCTCTCATCGAGACGACCATATCACCTAAGCTAGGCATTGTTTCTTCCCTTATATGAAGCGGATATTTCTGAGGCGGTCGCTTGCACCTCCTCCACCCAAGGGGTTGCTACCTGTTCGATTTCTGAATCTCCCGAATGGCACTTGAAGTAGTGGGAGAGCATTGAGGTTATGAGACCAAGCATTCGTTCGGTGTGGTACAGTGGTTCTACTTGATCGTAGGCCGCCCACTCATCGAACTGGTCTGGGGTCATGGTGGATAGTAGGCCGTCCACATCGACGGTGCCTACTAGCTTGGCCAGACGGAAGGCTAGAAGTCTTCCTCGGTCTCTTCGGAGTTTCCCACTAGTGCATCTACGTCTTTGTCAGACATGCCACAGACTCCCTGGGCTGCTGAAACAATACGTTCGACGACGGTGATGGGCTGAGATCCAACGACCCCAACGTCTTCTTCGCGGAGGATAAGTGTTCCGCCCTCGTCGCAAAGGCATGCCACTACGAGGCGTTCGCGAATCTCCTGTAGTTTGCGTTTGTTACTCTTACCTGAGGAGGTCTGGAATTGCTTCTCAAAGGCTGACCGCTCTCGGGCGGTCATACCCTTGACGTAAACGATTCCACCTAGCTCTGGGGCCGCAACAACCTGAATAGTTACTGGGGCTTTTGTAAGGAACTGTTCTCTTGTAATTACACTTGGCATTGTTCTGCTATCTTAGTCGGGGTTAAAAGCTGAATTATATCTAGTCTTCGTCGTCGAAGTCGTCATCGTCTTCGTCGTCTTCATCTTGAACCAACTCATCTCGGGCTTCTTGAAGAGCATCCATGTATTTCTCATGCGCTCTACGTAAGTCACCCTTAGTGTGTTTGTCCATTCCATCCACTCTGTCAATACATTCTTGATCAGCAGCCTCTGCGAGACCACCATGTACCAGCCGGTAAGCATCAACATGTTCGATGACACTACCGGCTGGTGCATATCTCACCCCATTTTCAACCACAACGATTGAGGGGTCTGTACTGCTCGTAGCCATTAAAGTGATAAGTAATCGGGCTTTCACTATTCTCTCCTGCTTACCAGCCGGGTAGCTCGGTCAACGTAAGTGTTGAAGTAAATTTCACACCGTCTGACATAGCGACGGTGAAGTCAAGGGACATACCCGCTGACTTAAATGTCCACGTTGTTGAGTCCGCAAACACAACAGCACAGTCCACTTCAGCGGGGGTGGTAATGTTTGATGTAATAGTACCATGTAGGGATGGGTCGAAGAAGCCTCCAATGGACAGCTCACCCGGCTCCGAGTACCCTGTCTGTGAGTACTCCTTACCGGCATCGGTTGTGGAAAGTGTAGTACAGTCGAACGTCTCAACTTCCGCACCAGAGAACGAAATGTCCGTTAACTGGGCCACGGCTGTAAGGAGGCTGGAAACTGATACCTGAAAGACTGTACCTTTGCTCTTGATCTTAGCCATTATGTTTTACCCTTTACGGCCACGGTTTTTGGCCAAGTATTGTCGAATTTTTGTTTTTGCAGTTTTTACCATTGCCCGCCGCATTCCTGCACCTGATGCGTTAAAGGCTCGCTTCATGAAGTGGCCAAATCCGGGGGCGATTGACATCTTGCCGGTATTTTTACCACTTCTATGTCTACGTTGAGAGGTCCCTAAGATAAGCCAATGAACGTTACGTGCGGAGATACCTATTCCATCACCGCGACCACGGGCCGTCGTCTTAGAAATGCCCAACTGTTTGGACTTATTAACACCAACAGAAAAACCGACTCTAAATGAGTCGGACAGATTGGGGCCAGAGTTACGCCGGGCACCAGTTTTAATGGACCTGCCAAGGTATTTGTAACCCGAGGGTAATCTACCCTTTGCTACTTGACGAACCACCCTAATTGATGCCAGCACCGCCGAGTTGGCTATCTTCTTTGCATCAGATTTCCGCAGCTTGGCCAGCATCTTTATGATGGATTTATGGCCTTTAACAAAGCTGCTAGCACCGTTGGCCATAAAGCACCCCCTAGTATCTCAGCTCATCCCCGGCCAAGTCAAAGCCGGTTGGCTCAGAAACTTCGAACGCGGAAGCCCCATCCTTGCGGGATGAGATTTTATACTGTGTTCTTCCGGGGTCCGACCAATCCCATGCGGTTTCACCAAGGGAAAGGCATTCCACGGAAAACACATGGCTAACCCCTTGGACTACCCGCGTGATGATATCCCCGCTCTCAGGAGGCCCGAGAGCGGAGAGTTCATTCACGCCGATATTCCACTCAATTGTTTCAACGACCTGCTCCGTTCCCCCAACATCAATCGATTGCTTACTGGTGTAACCCTGAACGGCATTTGATATAGTTAGTGAGGTGGCCCCTCTCAGGTAGGTCACCGGAACACCAACGGCATTCCGGGTAACTCTTAATCCCGTACTTAGTGCCCGCTCAAACGGAGACAGATCGTCGCTCATGTTACACTTCCACTGCTTCAGTCTGGACGATGCCGTCCGTCGTGAAGATAGGTACGTTAAACGCACTTGAAGGGAATGGTGCAGGGTTACCAGTAGGATTGGTAGCTGTACGACCCTGCTGAAGGTCTTTCAGAGACGTTCGGTTCATGATCATGAAACTTGGACCCATCCCTGAAGGGAACTGAGACAGCAGATCAGAGATCAGGTCGTCCGTCAAAGGCTTAGTATCTGTAACACTGTTGATGTTGCAGATACGGCCATTTGAGTACTTGCCACCCATCTGGAAACCGATGTACATTGAAGCTGGCGTGTAGTACACCGGATAGTTGGTATCATTCGCTTCAGTGACAATCGTATCGCCAAGACTAATGCCGCGAGACATTGGTGTGACAAGTCGGCAATCATCAAAGCCCGTTCGTACCGCAAACGCGGAGCTTTGTACATCGGCAGTTGAACCCGCCGCGTTGATAACCATGTCATCGGCAAGGGCATCAAGATCAGTGTTGTTCAGGAGTCCTGAAAACCCTGCTGAATCCCCAAGAGCAGTCGTGCCATAAATGCACTGTTTCTCCAGCTTGAATAGAGCCGCCGCAAGATGCCGGGCACCTTCACGGGCGATCAGGTCTTCTGCACCTCTACGCCATGCGTTCGCTACAGCGTAGTCAACACGCCATGAGAAGTCTAGGATAGTGCAAGCCACCGTAACGACGGTATCCGCACTTGAGTCGTAGTCTCGTCCAGCGTTCGCGGCTCGGAAACCAACTACAGGAGCACCCGTGTACTTGTTGTAGCTGTGAGTTTCAGAACCATCCGAGGTGTCGCCGATAGGCAGACGTGAGATGAACGGAGAACCATTCAGAACTTCACTTGTCATTGTCGGATCAACATCAAGTGCATCACTGATGAAGTCCGCTACTGTGAACAGATCATTGGCCATTAGGCTAAATTCCTTTCAGGAACAGGGTTGGATTACTTACCGTAGTTTTTACCGGAGATACGAATCTTAGACGAAAGGGACTTTTCCTTTTCGGCTGCATCGTCGGCACTGAACTCGGTGCCTTCATCCTCACCCAACGCGAGTGAAGCGATCTTAGCCTCTGAGGCCGCTAGCTTTTCTGACAGGTCCGCAACCTTTGCAGTCAAGTTCTTAATGTGGAGGCTCTGTGCTTCCCCAAAGGCCACGCCTTTAAGAAACCAGCCAGTACCTTCTGAAACCCCGAATGCTGTTACATAAGCACCAAGTTCTGCATTGAAGTCCGCACGACTAGGAGAAGTATCCTTGTCCTGTGTGTCTTCAACCGGAGCATCAATTGCGTCCGCCATTTTGTCTTCTCCTAGAGTAGAAAGAGTTACACCCTGACGTGACAAGAACCTAGCAACAAACTGCTTGGCCCTATCCCCATCCACTGCGAATGAGGACTGTGTTGGCTTCACATCTGAAAGGCCAAGCACATATTGTAAATAAGCATCTGCATCAATAGCCGACTCCTGCCCCCGTTTGAACAACCCACTGGGGTTGGCCGCTGGGCTGTCTACTGCGTCGCAGGAGTAGATGCGTGATAGTCGTGCGTAAGAGTAGCCCTCTTCATTTCCCTTGTCGCCTTGGATTGCCCCAAGGGATACAGCCTCGTCATATTCTTCTGAGGCTTCAAAGTCATGATCGAATACAATGGATAATCCAAAGTCTTCGGGGGTATCCTCTGCTAATGAAAGTACGTAGGTGGCGAGGTCCCCATCAGGGGTGTTATACGCCGCCTCTTGGAAATGCAGGTCAGCAAAGACCTGATCACCTTTAACAACAGCATTGTAGAACTTACCCAGCTTTGTACCCACTCCGTCACTGGATAGACCGGGGTGAGTAAATCGTGCCTTGATGCCCGTAGGGCTGGAGTTGATACCCTCCTCTACTTGTGACAGGAAGGTTTGGTCTACCCACAGTTCGTGGCCAAGGGCTTCCCCGCGAGTGATAATGCTCGTCGAGTAGATTACGCCCTTGCCAAACTTACCGCCCTCGCGATCAACTGTGAGGCTTCCCCCTTTGTTGAACGCACTGCGGAACCGCGTAGGTTTATTTTCAATGACTGGCATTATACATCATCCTCTTGTGTGTCAGGGTCTTCAGGGTTTTCCTCAACCTCAGGTGGGATGAAACTTAGCTGTATGCCTAGTAACTCCGCTGCCTCTTTGGCCTTGGCAATCTGTTTCAGGTTCTCATCAAACTCACCCCTGCCACGTTCCTTGCAGATTCTGTATGGGTTATCCAGACCTGCCTGAATAGCCATAACATCACCTGATATCTCTTTGACGGGGTCCCACCAAGGCATACCCCTGTGTACCCACTCGAACGGAACATCGTTGACAGTCATCCCGTCGGGAAGTACAAGTAGACCTGATATGATCCACTGCTGTAGCTTCCAGACTGTGATACGCCGAAGTGACTCAAGCACCACGTCACGCTTGGCTTTACAGGATCTGTCATACAGCATCCAAGCTGCCCGTGATCCAAAGAAGTTCGTTCGGGATTCGTCCACGAAGTTGATAGGAAGGTCCAGAGCCTTGATGGCCATGCTCAACACTAAGCTGATGAAGTCCTGAGTATTGCTTCCGGGGTTGTCTGAGGTCAGGAACTGTGCTGTGTCGTCCTGATCCATCTCCATCTTGATGGGGCCTTTTCCGAAGTCCACATCATAGGTGCCATCCCCGTTTCTGGTATACTCTCCTGTACCGTTGGCGTTGGCAGAGGAAATGACCAGAGCAAATAGCTGCTCTACTTTCATCTTAGCGAGGGCGTAGTCAACACCCTCGTACACGTCCTGAAACGAGTTGTAGGCTGCGGCCAGTGGCGACACACCACGTACTTGGTCAAACCTATCAAAGCTGGCCAGGTGTACGAGGTTCTTGGCTGGCACCCGCCGCAGAAACTTGTACCGCCCATACCGCTCACGGGCGTGTAGGCCCCACTGTAGGGGCCGCCCATCATTGTTTACCCTGCAACCATTGAACCACTTCTCAGCGGGTTCAGCATCATCTGGGGTCTGCATGAGGTCACCCTCAACAGCAGTAAGGCTTCCGTTCGTTCGCTTGAGGAACAGGAAGTCGCCGTCCAGAATATGTCTCATTTCCGCTGTGCGGATCATCTGTGAAAAAGTGAACCTCTGAGAGGAGTCGCAGTTATGTGGCCTGCTGAATACCTTCATCAGAAGTTCAATCTGGTCATTCAGTTCCTCGTTCTCCGAACGGACCTGAAAATTGAAATCTGTGTTGTAGTCGAGGTGCTTCCGTACCGCCCACGCAACCATAGAAAAGTTGCGGTAAAGCGTCTGGCCCGTGCCAATCATCGCCTTACGTTGCTGGCCGTGAAGGAACTCATCCTCATTCTTCAGGATGGGGCTGGCTGCTTTTCGCTTGCCGACCGATGCAACCGCATCGTACCCACTGGCAAAGCTGGTTTTAACCTTGTTCGCCTTGTTTTTCTTCTTGGACATTACACGCCTCGCGAAAGGTTGATGGATGACACGCGAGGTTTACGCGGGGTCTCCCCTTTGCACTCAGCGATCTGGGCTTCTAGCTGACTAGCAACCCGCTGCATATTTGGAATACTTGCAAAAACCGTAGTCTGCCCGCCCGCCACAATGGTGGTGATACCCATGCGGATAGCTTGGGTCAGGTTTTTGTAGTCTTCTTCAAGCTGTTGAAGGTCGTCTGACATTGTTGACTCCTAGCATATTATAGTGCGTACGTGGCTTTAGTTAACACTACCACTCTCGTGGTCGCGAGAGGTAGGCCGTAAATACTCAACAATTCTGTATCTCCCCCCACACTCCCTACATGAGACGTAGGACCACTTAACCTGTGTGTACGTGAACCCCGTGAAGGTTGTGCCCTTGATATCCCTGTTAATTACGGATTCTTTATTGGTTCTGTCTGTACACCCACACTTTGGGCATCCCGTAGGTAGGGAGGTGACAGCCGCCACAGGGGCCGCAGGAGCCTTCTTAACGGAGACCTTTTTTTGGGCTTTTTTCATAAGTAGCTTACTTTCTTCACCTTCGGTGCAGGGGGTGGTGTTATCTCACCAAACTTTAATTTACCTGTAATTCCACCGGCGACTACTGAGCCAACCAAACAGTCAAATAGATGGTTGTCTGGTCGACCCGGTACTGCACCCCATTCGATGACTCTCCCATATGGCCCTTCGGTTTCAGTCGGGAATTCACTATCGCTCAAGTGCGACGCAAAGTCTCTATGGTCTCCAGCAGGTAGCTGAAATGATCCCGGCTCTCCGAGGTCCGTTCGGATTCGTCTATGGGTGAAGGTCTTGGCACTATTCGCACAAAAGAGGATATACTTGACCGACCGTCTGTTCTGGTCCGGCAGCATCCTCCAAGGTACGAAGGGGTCCTTACTCCTTCTCTCGCCGCTACGTCGGGGTAGGCTCATCATTGGAGTATCCGCAGCCTTTATCCCTCGACCGTGTGCGACGTATGTGTTAGGCATTCCCGCTTCCGAGACTCCCTTATGTACAGAGTCTGTCTGGTAACCCCCGTCCACCAGCCCTAGCTCACACCTAAGTCTAAGCCCATCTTCTCTAAGATATGTCTTGGACATCAGGTTGGATAGTAGGTCCTTGATGGCGTTCGTGAGGACCATTTCGTCACTCATGCCCTTGTACTTACGCTGTAGGGTGTTACGCACCCTAGAGTAGCTCATGCCCGTACTACGCTGCTCAGGGAAGATCCCGTACTCGATAGGGTGTATCGTGAAGTTATCTGTGAAGCCTGTAACACAGTAGTACAATGCCCTCTTCTGCACGTCGATATGCAGGGCGATAGTTTCTACACCCTTGGGTATATGCCTGTGCATACCCACTCGGGTGGATAGGATCTCTTTAGCAGTCAGGAACTCAATCCCTACGGGTCGCCGTGAGATTGGTTCATTCTGACACTCTGAGGCGAACACCACAGGACCGTCGTCAATCAGAATGTTGTAGGCGTGTTGAATGGCTGATAGCTCACCGTCATCTTCAGCAAAGCAGTGGTGCCATGTGGCCCCCGCCCCCTCATCCATTTCATACTGATTCTCAGCGTAGAACTGGTTGGCCTCGTTGATCGCCCGCCGCCTGTCTCTTGGGTCTTCGGGGTTGTACGTTCGTCGTAGCTCCGAGTACCTGTCCATCCAAAGTTCTTCATGCCTGTCCGCCATAGCGGTTAGCATGGGAATCCTCATTCCTTCCACTTCCGGATGTTTCTCATGAGACAACAGGTTATCGACCATGTCGTCCGGCTCAATGACTGTAGCGTTGATAATGCCACTGAGCAGCTTGCTATGACCACCAAGGCGCAGAATTGATTTCTGGTATATCGAAAGGCGCTTATCACACTGGGTGGGGCTGAGTGCGGACTCATCGGTTTGTGGGTCGTCGAGAATAAAGAAGTCGGGTCTCTGCTTGGTTCCATCAGGGTACTTTATAGACATACCACGGATACGTCCGGTGATACCCAGACATCGGAAGGTCGCCCCGCTGTTCTCTAGGTATTTCCCATTGCTATCCTTAATCCATGCAAACCCCAATTCCTCGGAGTTCCATCGGATATAGGTTAGTTCCTCTTGGTGCTTCTGGTTGGCACACCGCTGTGCCTTGTTATCCAGCATCTTGAACGGTATCACAACTTCGGGGAAGTC